TGCTTCTTATATGACTAAAGTAATACCAGTACGTCAACAGTATATGCATAGAGTACCAAATAGCAATTGGGCTGAGACATCTGAGGAATCTAAGTTCTATAATAAAAACTATGACAACAGTATACCAGAGGCAGAACAACCTAAATTATCTATTAAAGAATACGATAATAGAAAAGCTTACAATGCTGTAATGAGAGATCCTGCTTTAGTTAATCTTAGAAATGTTATTCTAGATGTTATGAATGAGGCTAATGATAAAATTACTCACTCTAATTATAAGAATAACTATAAGTTACCGCAAATTAATGGTAATATCTTTAATTATTGGGGTAGTAGGGGACTCATTACAGGAACCCGAAACTATATGGTAGATGCATTTGGTATTCAACCAGATGATGAAATACATGGAGTAAAGGTAGAAACTAGACCTAATGGTACAGAGATAAATATTATGCCTACAATGTATACTACCATGCTTACTGATCCTGCTTCTGGTACTAATGATTTAATTGGAGCTATTACTAAGTATTATAGAATGGCTTGTAATTATGAAAATAAAAAGAAAGTGGCTCCACAATTAAATCTATTAGATAGTTTAATTACTAATGCAGGTTCTATTAGACAAAAAGGTTTTACTAAACCAGCTGCAAGTAGTAAATTAGCAGATGCAGTTCATACTTATATAGGTTATCATATTTATGGTAGACGAGATATATTACCTGAAGTAACATTAAAAGGTTATAAGATTTCTTTAGATAAAGTATTTGAGCATTTTTCAAGATGGGGTAGAGATATTGGTTTGTCTTGGAACTTACGTTCTGCGATATCTGGTGGAGTTGCTGCATGGAGTTTTTACGCTAATGATGCTTTTGTTCGTAAACATTATAATATGCATGATTTCACGATTGCAAATGGTATTTTAACAAAAGAACTAATTAGCTTAAAAGCTGCTAGTCAATTTGGTAAGAATCAAGCTAATAATAAACTTGTAGGTGCATTAGAATATAATGGTCTTACTTTTAATCAAGAAGAAGATTTATCTAATACTAATAGATGGAGAATAGGTAGAATGATCACTAGAGCTGTAGAACCATACTCTGCTTTTAAGTTAATGTCATTTTTACCTAATAGTGCATTTACTGTTTCAGTTTATTTAAACTATAAGTTAATTCGATTAGAAGATGGGCAATTACATTTTATTTCTGAGAACGATTTTCTAGATAACCATTTTCTTAATAAGTCTATAGAAGAGCGTAAGGCTATATATAGAAACGCTAAAGATAATCTATGGAACGCATATGAAATGAAAGATGGGTTTAGAGTAAAACCCAAGTATGCACCATATGTTACTGCTGAGTTAGAAGAAGAAATTACTGCTAAGTTAGGATCTATATCTAGTCATGCAGAAGGTATGGTTGAGGAAGCAGATAAAAGTGGTGTTCATTTATTACCAGCCCTTAGTACTATACTTATGTTCCGTGCTTTTATTCCAAAAAATATAGAAAATACAATATCTCCAATGTACTGGAATTACCAGACAAAAGAGTTATCGATGGGAACAGCATCAGCATATTTCTACGGATGGAAATACGGTTCTGATAGAAATCTTATTAAGCTATTGAGAGTACTTACAGGAAGAAATGATGAAAAGTTAAAAGAGTTACAAGAGCAATATCCTGATGTAGACGTAAAAAAACAAATAGATTTACATATTAGGAGATTTAATGCTCAAATATTCACATATTTCTTCTGGTTAACTATATTTAACCTATTTGGAATGGGTGCAGACGATGATGATTATTGGTTTACTCAATTCTTACGGTTAGAGTTAAAGAAGATTTCATTAGAGTCTGGTTCTAGGTATAATGCAATGGATGTATTCGATATTCTTAATTCTATTACTCCATTAATTCAAACATTTGTAGATGTTAATAGGGTTATTAATCCGTTATCTTATTTGAGTAGTAGAAAATATGAAGAAATTGAAAGAGGTGCTTATAAAGGATTAAAAGGATGGCAAAGGGACTTTATTAAAGTTATTCCAATACTTAATGCCTACTATAATATGAAGAATCCACGAGAGAAGCTAAATGATATGATAAATCGTATTGGATAAACAAAAAAGGGATCGTTTCACAACGACCCCTTTCTTTTTTCAAACAATTAAGTTTTGGATACTAAAATCCAAGGCAATTTATATCTTCAAGCAATGTTGGCTCTTGAACATCTTGTTGCTCAGCCATTTGCATTATAAATAGTTCTTCTCTCACTGTTAACGTTACTTCATCTTTCATAATACTATCATTTATTCTAGCACTCGAACTAACAAATACATTCTTATTAGTAAACTGAGTAATATGCTCTTTTACTTTAAGAGGTAATAGATGATAATATCTATTCTTTATTGCATATATTAGTCTATCATGCTTCGGATTTATTTTAAATATGAAGACGGTATGATAATCTATATCTCCTTTATATCTATAGTAACCTAAATATAAATGATGCTGCTTATACAATTTACATAAATTTATATATTCAGTATATGATAAACCTGCATAACTTATGTGCAGGTTTTCTTTTATAAAATAGGTAGATAACTTCTTTAATACAATATTAGAATAACATTTATTAAAGAATAGAGATACTATCATTTCCATCATACACTTCTGATCCATCTCCATCGTAATACTCTCTAGAGTGGTCCCATAAATCGTTTTGTTTATGCCAGCATATTCTTCTGATAGTTTCTGATATTATTGTAAGTCTTTCTTCTATACATTCTGGAGTAAAGTTAATAACTCTAACTTCATATCCATTATTACTCTGGATAGCAATGATATAGGTTTCTTTTGTGTATTCGTCTATATCTATATTCAATTCATATTTAAAATACCAATGAATAGCTAACCAATAGTAAGCTAATTGTCTTCTATAATCATATTCTTCAATAGAATGTTCAAAATTCCAAACATCAGCAGTAGTTTTTAAATCTACTAATGTAATCTTTTTTAGAGTATGATCTATCATTAGCCTGTCTAATAAAGACTTACAAGATAAATGATAGTTTTCGTAAGCTTTTGGAAATTCCCAATTTATGTGGAACTCGTTGTTTTGTTCGCAAGTTTGCGGTTGTTTATATAATAATTCATTTGCTTTCTTGTGGTTCTGAATGTTCTGCTTAATAGTTTTTAGCATATTCAGATCAGCAAACGAAATAGATTTCAACTCAGTTTGCCGTTCAGTCTTAAGATACTCTATGTAGTTTTCTAGCTTTTTAGCCATTTCTTTGGCTTCTAAGAGTATTTTTTCTTCACTCTTACCTTTTGTACTATAGGCATCAGAATAAGCCTTTATAAGGGCTAAATCTGGATCAATTTCTACAGTACCAACTAGTTTATCAGCAAATAATTGTTGTTGTTTACTACTTGGAGTTTCAAAATCTAGTATTCGATAATGTGCCCAAAATTCTTCAGGTTGAAGAATATACATATGTATCATTGTTCCTTTATCTAAATAACTAGCTTTAAGACCTTCAGCGTTTCCTTCTAGCATATCTTTTAGATATTTTGGACCTTTCTTTAAGAACTGCCCTAAATTACTATTAGATATACGAGAATTGTCATCATAGTAAGGTATACTTAAATCCATATTATTCTTCTACATTTTCTGATTCTTCCTCGTCCTTTACTGGACCTAGATCAACAATCAGATCATATTCTTCTAATACGTTTTTATTTTCCATCAGTTAACTGTTTTATTTGTTTAATACATTCATCTACTTCCTTATGATTATGAACAATAAACAAATTATATTGTTCATCTAAACCTGATTTAACTAAGTTATACTGAAATAATTTCCACTTATAAGGAAAGACATCATTAGGTCTACCTTTTGCTTCAATTATAAAGTTATTACCTACAAAATCTGGAGTATATGTCATAGGACGTATCTTTTTATCTTTAAACTGAAAACTAGGGACTAGCTCAAACTTTATAGGCTCGTACTCAGCTTTCAGTTTATTTTCTTTTAGTGCTTTATATGTATATACTTCTAACTTACTTCGAAATTTAATATTATCAAAGACCGTTGGAGTCGCATTTATCACTTTCTTGTTTTGACTCTTTTTCTTTTTCATCTAAGATTTGTTTTAATAGTTTCTTAAACGAAAGAAGATTAAGTATGTTGCTAATGGTACAACATAAAACAATAAAGGATATTAAAGCTACTAAATTAACAGTAATTGTAGTACTAAGCAGCTCGATCATTAAGTGCCTCCTTTAGTTTCTCAAGTTCTACAATCAAAGTTTCTAACTCTTGTTTAGTATTTAGCAGTTCCTCATCAGTAAGTTTAGTATTATTATTGTTAACTATACCTAATTTTTCACTGATTTTATCAATGATTGAATAATCAAATACAGCTACAGCAATACCAAACAAATACATACAAAACATACTAATAAGAAACGGAACAGTAAATATCATACCAATACCAAACCGAATACCTTTCCAAATATTTTTTAATACTTTCATAATATCTTTTTGTTTTACTAGTTTTTTAATAGTTCAAACCTATATCATTGTATAAATGATAATAAGGTTATATACTTGCGATTAGGTTTGTCAGAGAACTTACCATATCCTCCATAACAAATTTCTTTTACTTCTTCCTGATATGAACCATTTAAACTAATTTCGATAGGTAAATCTCCATATTCATCTATCAAGTTCTGAATTTGTTTAATTACTTCTGATCCTAACATATATTAATTTAATGTTTTATTTAACCAGTTTTTAATAACTTCAAAGCCATTATTCTTAATAGCATCACTAATATCTTTACTTTGGAATTTCTTATGTACTAAGAATCCATTTAAGCCTGTTTTCTTGCTTATCTTACGCATATTTTTGACTCCTGCAGGATCTCTATCAAAACATACTAATATACGCTTAAAACGCTTCTTTAATATGTCTAAGATATTATCTGGAATAAATGTACTTTCTGATGACGGAGATATTGCATCATAACCCATTTCTCTTAAACACATTACGTCTTTAAGAGACTTAGTTATGATTAATAGTTCACCTTTCTCAGGAAGTTGTTCTAATCCTTGAATATCGTATTCAGTAAGATTATTACGCCATTTAGTGTATTTATCAGCTAAAGGTCTATAAATTTTAAACTTATCATAAACCTTATATGCATACATTGGACTTTCATCCTTATAAATACCCTTTACAATTCCATCACATAAATAGTATTTAATACTACTTACATTATATTTCTTTAGTGTATCTAGAGTAATACCAAACTGTTGCCAAAATGCTTTATCAACATTAGTGAATTCTTGTCTTACTACTTCAATTACGGTTTCTTCAGACTTTTCATATGCTTTAGTACTCTTTAAAACAGTGTTATTTTTTATATTCAGATCTTTTACAATCTGTTTCAGTAGTTCATTATAATTAGTTATGCCAGTATATTCTTGCACGAATCTAATTACATCTCCACAAAGACCATTACCATGATCTTTAAATAACAGTTTGCCTGTTTTCCTACTTCTAAATATTCCAAATGAAGGATTTTTATCTTCTCTAAATGGACTATTATAGATATAACCTATTTTAAATTGCCCTATATAACGTGCATATATATCATACTCTGTTACTCTAGATAGAATATAATCTAAAGTAATAGGATCCTCTTTTTTAATTCTTTTAGAGTCGTACATAATATAGCAATTTTAGTGAGAGTAGAGGACTTGCACCTCTCCTTAGGTAAAAATACCGGGCTATTCACACATCTGCTTCTACCTCCACCCACCGTACACCGACTGCAAAGCAGCCCGTCTACTTGAAGAT